ATAGAAACATTGAAAAAAACTTATAGAACAGCCAATTCAGATAATATTGTTATATGGTCTTTGGATGAAAGTGCTGGTATGGGTGGTTTATGGGGATTACATAAAGATGTATTGGATAAAGTTGGGTATATGGATGAAAATTATGTTATTTCACATTGGGAAGATGCTGATTATCGAATGAGAGTAGATAGGTGTGAGAGTGTAGAATTAATTGATTTTGCACCTACTGAACAGAAACCAAAAGATTGGGATTCTTTAGTATTACATTATGAACATATAACTAGAGAGACAAATCCAGACATAGATAACATTTGGCTACCTTATAATTCAGAATATCATTATGTAAAGTGGGGATGGTTTGACGGAATAGATGTTGGTGGATTTGTTCCTGAAAATATAGAAGATAATTCTACATATAAAAAATATGGACATACACATTTATATGATATACCATTTGAAAATATAGGTAATACAGATATGAAATATGTTCCATTAAAACCAGAAAGATATGAAAGAATAGGTATGAAAAATTTAAAAGTGTTTCCTAGTGATTATGAATATAAAAGGTTTTTAAGTACAAATTAAATATTTATTTATATGAATAATATATATCTATTAGAATTAAGTGATGACTTTGTTGGACAAATTAAATTACCTTATAGTACAGGGTTGATATGGTCTTATTGCTTAGAAAGTAAAACTATAAAGAATAATTTTAAGTTAAGTAAGTGGTTCTTTGGCCGAGAAAAAGAAAAAGATATATTAAATGATATTAAAAATCCTAATGTTATTGGTATATCAAATTTTGTTTGGAACTCAATGGCTAATTATAGGATAGCTAAGACAATTAAAGAAAAATATCCAGAATGTCTTATAGTTTTTGGAGGACAAGCTTCACCAAATGCTGATAGAATTGGTAATTTTTTTAAAAAACATCCTTATGTTGATATTATTGTTCATGGTGAGGGAGAAATAGTATTTAAAAATATTCTTTTAGAAAAATTAAATGGTGGAAATTATTCTATTATTAAAGGTATAACATATAACACTAAAAAAGAGTATATTAGTACTCAAACTGAAGACAGAATCAAAGATATATCAGAAATGCCAAGTCCTTATTTAAATGGTTTGTTTGATAATTTAATGGAAAATAAAGCAGATGATTTTGTATTTGAAGCTACGATAGAGACAACTAGAGGCTGTCCATATTCTTGTACATTTTGTGAAATAGGAAGTAAATATTTTACTAAATTAAGTAAGATGGAAAATCAAAAGGTATTTAAAGAATTAGATTGGATTTCAAAAAATAAAATAGAATTTTTTTATAATGCTGATTCAAATTTTGGTTTATTTCCAGAACATTTAGAATATACAAAATATGCTGTTAATTTAAAAAAGAAAAATGGTTATCCGAAAACATTTAGAACAGATTGGGCAAAATCTAAAGCAGATAAAGTTATTGAATTGGCAAAATTATTTACTGATGCTGATATGGATAAAGGAATGACTATGGCTTTACAATCTATGAATTCAAAAACATTAAAAGCAATAAAAAGAAAAAATATTGATAATGGAAAATTATCTGAATTTATTAAATTATATGATAAAGAAAATATACCATATTATGTTGAATTAATTTTGGGATTGCCAGAAGAAACGTTTAAAAGTTTTACAAATGGTATTCATAAATTGATGGAATTGGGTATGCACAATTATATAGGTATTTATCCAATGACTGCGTTACCTAATACACCATTTTATGAAAAAGAATATATTAAAGAGCATGGATTGAATATAGTAAAAACAACACCAGCTTTTTATCATCATTCTAATCCAGAAAGGTTATTATTGGAAGATGAAAAAATGGTTGTTGGATCAAATACTATGTCCGTAGAAGAGTATACAGAAGCAAGTTTATATAGATGGATGGTAATGTTTGGACATTATTTAAATCATACTCAATATATTAGTAAATTTCTTAAAAGTAAACATAATATTTCTTATGGGGAATTTTATAATAAATTTTATTCTTATATAAAAACATCTAATGGTATTTTAAATAAAGAATATAGAGAAACAAAAGAAAGTCTTTATAGAATTTTTAATAAAGAACAATGTTGGGGTAGAACTGTTGATGAAGTTAAAAAAGATTATTATTGGGATTTTGAAGAAGCAACATCGTTAAATATTCTATTAAGTAAAGATGAATATTGGAAAGAATTGTATCAATTTTTAATAAGTAACTTTGATGAAGATATTATAGTTATTTTTGATATTATTAAGTTTCAGAAATTTTCAAAAACAAATCCATTTGAAAAGTACCCTATAGTAGAAGATTTTAATTATAATATATATGATGTGGTTTTTAATGGTAATAAGTTGAAAAATAGTGGATATTTATATAAGTTTGATTCTAAAAGTTTTAATAATGATATATTTAGATTTGCGATTGAAAATTTGTGGTGGGGTAGAAGAAATGGTGGAGCACATACTAATATAGAACAAATTTATACTTAGAGATATTTATTAGTAACAAACTGGAGTTTTTTGTGATTAAATTAAAAGATTTATTATATGAGGGAGTAAATGACCCAGGAATATTTAAAGCAGTATTTCTTGCTGGCGGTCCTGGAAGTGGTAAATCATATGTTGCTAGTCAATTGTTTGGTATACCAGGCAGAATAAATGTTTCTGCTTATGGTTTGAAAATGATTAATCAAGATACCGAATTAGAGATATTTATGAAAAAGTATTTTGGAAGTGTTGATATTGACATGATGCCAACTGATTTATTCAGACAATTAACTGATCCAAAATCAAGTGATTATAGTGGAATGAGAACTCGTACAAAGGAACTTAGTAAAAAGAGATTGGAAATATATTCAAAGGGTAGATTAGGAGTTATAATTGATGGAACAGGTCATAAATATGGTGATGTAAAGGAAGAACGAAAAAAATTAATTAGTATGGGATATGATACTTTTATGGTATTTGTAAATACTTCATTAGAGATTGCACAAAAACGAAATGAAGAAAGAGCACGAGTATTACCTGCAAAGGTTGTTGAAAAGTATTGGCATAGTGTACAAAAAAATATGGCATATTTTCAAGGATTATTTGGAAATGCCAATTTTTTATTGGTGGATAATAATGCTACATTAAATCCAGAACAAGCACAGAAAAAATTTAAGATGTTAGTGGGGAAAGGTATTGCTAAATTTATTAAAAAACCTATTAAAAATGCTATTGCAAAAAAATGGGTCAAAAAACAACAAATCCTTAAAAAACAAGGAAAATAAAATGTTAACAACATTCGATGAGATTATTGGGCTAACTTTAGAGCATGAAGGTGGTTACGTTCACGATCCTAAAGATTTAGGTGGTGAAACTAATTATGGTATTGCTAAGAGATTTTACCCAGATGTAGATATCAAGAACCTTACTAAAGAAGGTGCTAAAGATATTTATAAAAAAGACTATTGGGATAAAAATAAAATAGACGATGTATCTGATGATTTAAAACATATCTATTTTGATATGTGTGTGAATCAAGGTAGAGGAACTGCCGTAAAGATTTTACAACGAGCAATAAATGGTAAAGGTGGTAAGTTAACAGTTGATGGTGGATTTGGTCCAGGTACTAAAGCGGCATTAGCAAAACATAAACCGTCTGTAGAAAGAGTTCGTTGTTACAGACTAAAACACTATTACGATTTAGTAAATAAGAAACCAGAACAAGAAAGATTTTTGTTTGGTTGGTATAGAAGGGCATTGTCGGTATAATAATATGGCTTGGGATGGAACAACTAATTTGGAATTAGAATATTTTGATAAATTTAAAACCTATATGTCAAATAAATATACAGGTGAAGATGAAGCTCATGAAGGTGTGATTCAAGATGCTTTGAATTGGTTAAATTCTAGAGTTGAAAGAGAAATTTGGAATGAGGATTATGTTTTATCTGGAGCTATGGATTCTATAATATATGAAGAATGTGATAGACTTGAGTCTAAGTTCATACCTTTTGATGGAGATGATGCGTGGGAACAAGAAAATGAATAGACTTACTGAGTGGTTAGTGGAATCTTTTATTGGTGAAGAGTTTGGAGCACCTGCAGGTGTGTTACCATCACCAAGTCAAAAAAAGATAAAAAAAGCGAAAAAAAGGCTTGACATTAATGGCCAAAGATCCGTATATTCAGATAGTGAAAGTGGGGATGGTATATCTAATTTAAAGAAAGAAGCAAAAGTAAATAAAGTAATAGCATTATATCCAGGCCGTTTTCAACCTTTCGGTCCTCATCATAAAAAAGTATTTTTACGATTAAAAAAACAATTTGATGAAGTATACATAGTTACTTCAGATATAAAAAAACCGCCAAGACACCCACTTAATTTTAAAGAGAAAAAAGCTCATATGATTAAGATGGGAATTCCATCTAAGAATATTAGAATGGAAAGTCAACCATATAAACCAAAAAAAACCCTTTCTCAATTTAAAGCAAATGATACTGCAGTGGTATTTGCTTTAGGTGCTAAAGACGCAAATAGATTGACAAGTGGTTGGTATTTTGCACCATATAAAAAAGGTAAAGATATGGAAGGTTACAATAAACATGGATATGTTTTACAAGCACCACACGTTTCAGTATCAATTGGTGGTAAAGAATTAAGTGGAACTACTTTAAGAAAGATAATTGGTCATCCAGGTGTTAAGCCAGAAGAAAGAGTAAAATTATTTAAAAAAGCTTTTGGTTATTATGATAAAAGAATAGCAAATTTAATGTTTAAGAGATTTGGTTCACTATTTGAGTGTGTTGATAGTCATTTAGATGAAATAGCAAAAATTATTATAGAGTCGAGTGGAACTGTTGGATCGAAAGTTGATGATGGTCCGCCAACATTTTATGGTAGTTTTGATTCATATAAGAAAATTTCAAAAGAATGGTTAGATAAAAGTTTTGAAGAATTAGGATTTGAAATTATAAATTATATGATAGGTAAAGGAGCTGAAGATCCTGCATTTGATTATACTTCAAAGTATAGTATAGTTCCAACTGTTGCTTATGGATCTCAAGGAAAAACCGATGAGCACGGTAGCATTCTAAAATATAAAGAACACATTACAAATAAAGTATTGGCTAATGTAGGTTGGGAAGTTATAAAATGGCTTGGACTAGAAAGTGATTATACTACTACTGGTGTTGATGTAGCACAACCTGTATTGCCAGGAACTTCAAATGCAGAAAAGAATACAGAATTATATGGTGATTTAAAAGAAGACATTAATTTAAATGAAGAAGTAGAATTTCTTCTTGAAGTAGACGGAATGTTGTTAGAAGAGGGAGTTAAGTTTAATAACTTCTTAAAGGATTGGGCTAAAAAAGGAAAACAACCATTAGATAAAGTTAGAAAAACAATGATGAACAAAAATGCTTTTTCTATTGCTAAGTTAAATGATTTTAGTGTAGATAAAGTATTAGATGGTGCAAAAAAAGGTTTTAAGCAGTATCAAAAAATTATAAACTATGTTCCTGATAAAATAGCCGATAAATTACACCAAACTAAATTTGGGAAAGCTAAAGAAAAACATTTGGGAAAACTTGATGATTATTTACAGAAACATCCAAAGTTAAAAAGAGTAATGGGTGTAGGAGCGGCTGCTGGTATAACTTATGCTTGGACTAAAATGAGTTTTATTGGTGATCCTGAATATGATTTGGATTTATCAGGTGCAGCATCAGCAGCGGCAGTTGGTGATTATACAATGACAGATTTATTTAGTGGTGAAATGGGAACTAAGTTCTTAGTATTAACTGCAGTAGGAGCAGCTACAGGATTAACTGCACCTTATACAAAAATTTTAGGTAGTGCTGGAACTATGGCAGCTGGTGTTTCATTTGGTGCTTATAAAGCTTACAAAGCACACAAGAAAAAGAAAGCTGATGCAAAAAAGAAAACATCCGCACCAGATACAGTAAAAAATCCTAATCCAAAAGGAAGAAAGAAAACAGTTAATCGTCAAAGTGCAGTTAGGTGGGTAGCAAAGAATAAAGGTGCAAAGGCTGCAAAAAAATATGTAGGTAGCTTATCTGAACAGATTTCTATAATTGAAGATTTAAATTTATTAGTTACAAATAATCCATATAATGGAAAGGAGTTATTATTAATGGGCGGAGCAGCAGGTCATATGAGTCATCCTTTCGATGACAATCATTTAACATTCGGAGATTTTAAAAATATTATTGATATGAGTTTAGAGGGAAAACTAAATAGAGAAGATAATGTTACAGAGAAACTTGATGGACAAAACCTAATGGTAAGTTGGGTTGATGGAGAGTTAAGAGGGGCTCGTAATAAAGGTCATTTAAAGATGTTTGGTAAAACCTCATTGAATATAAATGGTATTAAAAGTATGTTTAGTGGTAGAGGAAATATTGAAAAAGCATTTGTTGGAGCTATGAAAGATTTAGAAAAATCTATTGGTAGTTTGAGTGATAAACAGAAAGAAAAGATGTTTGGTAATGGTAGTAAATGGATGAATTTAGAGATTATGTATCCAGCAACTGCTAATGTTATTGATTATGATGTTTCTGAATTGTTTTTTCATGGAAGTATTGAAATAGATGAGAGTGGTCAAACTATTTCTAAAGTTACAGGTAGTGCAAAAATGTTAGAGGGAATGATTAGACAAGCAAATGCTAATATTCAGAAGAGATTTAAGATATCTAAACCAGTAGTTTTAAACTTACCTAAAGTTCAAGATTTCTCTAAAAAGAAAAAATATTTTTTATCGAAGTTGAGAAAATTACAAACTATTTATAAACTAAAGGATAATGATACTTTGGGTATGTATCATGAGACGTATTGGAGAGAATATATATTTAATGGGGCAAAACAGCATAAATATAAGATTTCAAAGAATGTTTTAGAGGCATTAGTAAGAAGATGGGCTTATTTTGATAAGTCGTTCAGATTAGATAAAAAAAATATAAAAGATGATAAGTTTTTGAGTTGGACTAAGGGCGTAGATAAGTTTGACCATAAAAAGTTAGCTTATGAACACATAAAACCATTTGAATTGTTGTTTTTGGAGCTAGGTTCGGAGATTTTAAAGAATTTAGACGGATTTTTAGCAGTAAATCCGAAAAAAGCGGTTCAAAAAATGAAAAAAGAGTTAAATAAGGCAATATCAGTATTAAGAACATCGAAAGACATTAAAAAGATAGATTTATTGAAGAAAAACTTACAAAAAATTAGTTCTATAGGTGGAACGTCATCAATTGTTCCATCAGAGGGATTAGTTTTTAAATATAAAGGTAAAATGTATAAATTTACAGGAAGTTTTGCACCAGTTAATCAATTAATAGGTGCATTAAAGTTTTCGAGGTAGGTATGAGTTATAGTAGAGAAACAGAACGGCAAAATAAAGTTTTAAGTGATTTATTATCTGGTAAAACTCCAGAAAAAAGAGCTATGGTTGGTTACGAGGGCGAAAAACAGAAAAAGGGTGATATTGAAAGTGAATTAACTTCAATTATGAAAGATGTTAGAATGCCTTGGTTTTGCCCAGAGTGTAATAAGACAATGAAGATAAAACTTGACGATAAAATGTGGAGATTGTTTGGACATTGTTTTGATTGTCAAGTAAAAATGGAAAATAAACTTCGGATTCAAGGAAAATTTGATGAGTGGGCAAAAAAGAAAGTAAAAGCTAATCAAAAGGCACATCTTGAAGATTTGTTAGTATCGGTTAGAGAATGGAAAGAAAAAGCTGCTAAAGTGGAGTATTTAGAAGAAGTAGGTGTACAAAACTTAGAAATGGAGCAAGAAAAGTGGTCTGTTAATCAAGATCACATTAATAAGTTGGCAGAAGAGGCAGAAGATTTTATTAAAAAACAATTAAAAGAGTTAATGTAATATTTATATATATGATACAATATCAACTCTTAAATAGGAGATTAAAATGGCTATAAGTGACCATCCAAGTGATTATACACAGTTCCAAAAATTTGGACACCCTGGAAAATATAAAGGAGTATCGGTAATTAATAATGCAACTGGTAGCTTTACGGGATCTAAATATGGAGCAGGTGCACTAATTGTAGGAGAAACATCAACAACTGGACACGCTGATTTATCAGATGGTGGGAGAATAAATCTTGCACATTTGACAGTTGGCATACAGTATGATTTTTCGGTTAAAGAAGTCGCATGTAATGCTAAAGCAGTATATGTGTTAGTGCGTAATCCAAAACTATAAGCGTAAAAATGTCTGATAAAAATTATAAGGAAATTATCCGAAAAGAATATCAAAAGTGTGTTTCGGACCCTGTTTATTTCTTAAAGAAATATTCATTTATCCAACATCCAATTAAAGGTAAAATTCCTTTTGCCCTATACGATTTTCAGGAAAAAACTGTAAAAGAACTTGCTGAAAATAGATTTCAAATTATATTGAAAGCTAGGCAATTAGGAATATCTACACTTACTGCTGGATATGCACTTTGGATGATGACTTTTCAAGATGATAAAAATATTCTTGTAATTGCAACGAAACAAGATGTGGCAAAGAATTTGGTAACAAAAGTTCGTGTGATGCACGCAAATTTACCAAGTTGGATAAAGCAACCTTGTGTTGAAGACAATAAGTTAAGTTTGAGATATAAGAATGGTTCTCAGATAAAAGCTGTATCAAGTGGAGACGACGCTGGTCGTTCTGAAGCATTATCATTACTTGTTCTTGATGAAGCCGCTTTTATTGATAAGATAGATGTAATATGGGCAGCAGCATCTCAGACACTTTCAACTGGTGGTCAATGTATAGCATTATCTACACCAAACGGTGTTGGTAATTGGTTTCATAAAACTTGGATTGATGCAGAAGACGGATTGAATGATTTTAATTTTACAAGGCTTCATTGGACAGTTCATCCAGAAAGAGGGCAAGACTGGAGAGATGAACAAGATAAGTTGTTAGGTCCTTCATTAGCAGCACAAGAATGTGATTGTGATTTTATCACTTCAGGGCAAAATGTTATTGATGGTATCATTTTAGAAGAGATTAGTAACACTACTGTAAAAGAGCCAGTAGAAAAACGTGGTATTGACAGTAATATTTGGGTTTGGGAGCCGCCAAATTATACAAAAGATTATATTGTAACTGCTGATGTTAGTAGAGGTGATGGAACAGACTATTCTGCATTTCATATTATGGAAATTGAGAGTTTAGAACAAGTTGCTGAATATAAAGGAAAAGTGTCTACAAGAGATTTTGGTAATATGTTAGTTAACATAGCTCAAGAATATAATGAAGCACTACTTGTTGTGGAGAATAATAATATTGGTTGGGCAGCAATTCAACAGGTAATTGATAGGAAATATCCTAATTTATTTTATGCAAGTAAAGATATGCAGTATGTAGATACAGAACATCAGATGACTAATAGGTATTATAAAGAAGAAAGGCAAATGAAGCCAGGTTTTACAATGTCTATGAAGACAAGACCATTAGTTATTGCAAAATTAGAAGAATTTTTTAGAGAAAAGGCTATAACCGTACATTCACAACGATTACTTGATGAATTATTTGTATTTATATACAATGGAAGTAAAGCAGAAGCAATGAGAGGATATAACGATGATTTAGTTATATCTTTTGGTATTGGTTTGTGGGTTAGAGAAACGGCATTAAGATTGAAAGCAGAAGGAATTCAACTTCAAAGAAAAACTTTAGATAGCTTTCAACTAAATGAGGGTGTTTATACACCAAATACCAATGAAAACGATTCTTGGACTTTCCAACATGGTGATAAAGTAAAAGAATCATTGGAATGGCTAATAAAATAATAAGAGGATAATATGGCTGACACAACAATATTCGGTAGATTAAAACGACTATTTAGTACAAATGTAATTGTACGAAATATAGGTGGACGTAAACTTAAAATCGCCGATACTGATAACCTTCAAACTTTAACAAGAAGTAATTTGATTGATAGATATACGAGGTTATATTCTGGATATGGAGTATCTGCAGTAACAGAAGCTGTCCAAAAGAAAACAATGAGGATTGGTCTGTTCAAAGACTACGAATCAATGGATAATGATGGTATTATTGGTTCTGCATTAGATATCTATGCAGATGAATCAACAATGAAATCTGAATATGGTAATGTTTTAGAAATTACTACAGACGATGATAATGTTAAATCTATACTACATAACTTATTCTATGATATTTTAAACATAGAATTTAATCTCTGGCCTTGGGTAAGAAATATGTGTAAGTATGGTGATTTCTTTTTACAATTAGAAATATCTGATAAGTATGGTATTATAAATGTTATGCCAATGTCTACTTATGATGTATCTAGAGTTGAAGGATATGATGAAGAAAATCCACAAATGGTTAAGTTTCAT